TGTACCCCAAATGGTGAAGGTAATACTTTCCATGAACAGTGGATAAGAGCCCGTGAAGGTAAGTCCCCCTATAAACCTTTCTTCTTTCCTTGGTGGTGGACTACTGATTATCAGATACCTAGAAATTCCCCCTTAGCCTTACCCAGTGATGTTGGTGAATTACACTACATTGGTGAAGAGGAAGAGCTTATAGCTAACCACCATCTGACTGAAGACCAAATAAGATGGCGTAGATGGAAGATAGCTGAAAAGCAGGGATTATTCTGGCAAGAATACCCTGAAGATGAGGTATCTTGCTTTATAAGTATTGGAGACCCCGTATTTGATGTATCTATCTTGAACACAATGGCCAGTTCATGCTATGAAGGCCAACACCATGCAGAGGGATGGACTTTCTGGATTCCCCCTGACCCTACTGGTAAAACCCATTATGTGATAGGCTCTGATTCAGCAGCAGGTAGCCCCGATGGAAGCTTCAGTACAGCTGTAGTTCTTGATGATTACTGGAATGTCTGTGCAACATTCCAAGCAAGGATAGAGCCTAACTTACTGGCAACAACCCTAGCCTCTATGGGTAAATGGTATAACAATGCTATGATAGCTATAGAGAGGAACTTTACTGGTTATGCAGTACTAGCCACTCTAGCTGGAGGCCATAACATTGATGATGTTGGTAAAGGCAAGGGTATCTATGGTAATATATACCGACAGCATGATTTCCTGACTGGTAAAGTAACAGCCAATCTAGGATGGTGGACTAATGACCAGACAAAAGAATATATGCGTACATCACTCAGGGACAGACTTCCCCAGTTACATATCTGGGATTCTAACCTTGTCAGACAACTACGTGGATACAGATATATAAAAATGAAACCTACAGCTCAGACTTTTGATGACTTAGCTATAGCACTTATGATTGCTTGTGCCGTGAAGAAAAGTGAAGGTGGAGCCAGAGGCTACCAGGGAACTGTTAAAGGCTATAATTGGTAGAAGGAGTAAGTAATGGATATAAATACAGTTAAAACAGACATCTCTTCACTTAAAACTTTCTGGTATCAAAGAAACAAGAAATTCCTTGAATGGTATGAAATACTGGTTCTTATAGATAAGTTAGCTTCCAAAGGTATGGAGACTTATGTTAGTAATGAACCTCAAACCTTCTATAACATGGCTCATTACTTGGTAACTAAGGGTAATCTTTCCCATACGGCTCCTATTGCTAATGAGTCTGGGATAGAGTTAGAGAAAAGAGCTAAGCTAAATAGAAGCTGTGAATCCTTATGGGCTTCTATTAACCGGGATAGGAAACTTGGTGGTAATGCTTCTTTTGTAGATGAGCTATCCTTCTTTTCCCTAGTTCTTGGCTGGTATAGTGTTGTAGAACAGTATAATCCAGAAACAGGCTTACTTGATACTTGTATCTGGAATCCTTATGAAGTATACCCGGACTACTCCAGTGGAAGAATGTCAACGTGTCTCCATTCCTATTCTATAACAGAAGAAGAAGCAAGAGAAAAAGCTTCAAATAATGCTTGGACTTATAGTTCTTCCAGTAGTAATCCCCTATATACAGTTACCCTTGATGACTACTTTATCAAGGATAAAGAGGGGCTTCATAATATTATCCTTATCAATGGTAATCCAGTAACTGGTTGGGTAAATAGACCTGATATTCAATTATTGGTAAGCCCTATAGGTGGCTTCCCAGATAAAGGAGTCCTATCTCCCAATAAACAAGACTGGAGGAGATTATCCGGTAGGGGCATCTTTGAAATTAACCAGACAGTCTATACCTCCTTTAATAAATGGAAGAGTGTAGTTAGCCAGATTCTTAGGGATACAGCTCAACCAGTAACCCAGGAATTTAGTGCTACACCCCAAGCAAATACTGAACAGTTACGTGAGCGTGGGGCATTATTCCACTATGCTCCGGGTGAAAAGGGCTTAGAACGCCTTACAGGGGCTGGTATCCCTATTGAAATACAAGGCCATATCCAAGATATGACCAGGGAAAAACAGAAAGGCAGCTTTAATGATGCCGTGTATGGAATGATGGAAGGCCAGTCTGGATATGCTTTGAGCTTATTAGCTTCAAGTTCTGCTAATCAGATTCTCTATCCTTACATGGATGCAAAGCACTTTGTTATATCCGAGTCGGATAAATTCTGGCTTAGTAATCTTAAGAAAGATAATAAGGTCTATAATATCAAGGGTAATCTGGTAGAGAAGCTGGAGCCAGAAGATATCCCAGAAGATATAGATATCCAGGTAAGCAGCTCCGTAGCTACCCCTAAAGACTGGATGGAGAGAGGTACAATAGCCAATATGCTGGATAAGCACCTAGACATAGATACTATTCTATCTACCATATATGAGATAGATGATATTCCATCCGTGAAAAGACGTAAGAGCCTAGACAGGGTTCTTAACCATCCTATGTCTATCCAGGTAGAATTAATAGCTGGTTATTATAAGTATGCTGAATATCTTCAGAAGATTGGTGATAGGAAACAAGCAGCCTTGTTCATGCGTGCGG